TGACCGGGGCCTCCTCGACCGGGGCCGTCGGGACGATGACCGCCAGCGTGACGAAGATCGCCCAACTGACCGGGGTGTCGCAAGCGGGAGCGGTCGGGGCGCTCGCGGCATCCAGAGCGGTCCCCATGACCGGATCGTCCGCGACATCCGCTCGCGGGTCGCTCGCGCCAGCCGCAGCGGTCGCCATGACCGGGGCCTCCTCGACCGGGGCCGTCGGGACGATGACCGCCAGCGTGACGAAGATCGCCCAACTGACCGGGGTGGCCGCAAGCACGGCGCTCGGGTCGCTGCAAAAGGCTTTCCAGCGGGCCTTCACCGGGCTCGGGTCGACTGGGGCGACGGGAAGCCTCCTGCCAGCCGCCAGCAAGGCCCTGACGGGCTCCGGGGGCACCGGGACGACCGGAACCCTCACCATGACCGCGAACCGCGCTCTGGCGGGCTCTGGCGCGTCCGCGCAGGCCGGGACGATGGTCTCCGTGGTCCAGCGGGCGCTCGTGGGCGGGGGGATCACCGGCTACACGGGCTCGCTCACCCCAAGCATCGACACGGACATCACCGTCCAGTTGACCGGCGTCTCCGCCGCCACGTCCATCGGGCTGCTGGGCGCGAGCTTCGCGCTCGGGCTCACCGGGCGATCCGCCACCCCGTCCGTGGGGGCGCTCGTGGTGAGCTTCTCCCGGCAGGCCACGGGCATCGCCTCGACGACCGGGCTAGGGAGCCTCACGCGCTCGATCACACGAGCGCTCGCCGGAAGCGCCTCGACAGGATCGGTCGGGACGCTCACCCCGTCCTACGCGACGGAGGTCGCCCTCAACGGCGTCCTCGCCGCTGGCTCCGTGGGCTCCCTGTCGCGTGGTGTGACGCAGTTCGCGCTCTCCGGTGTCGCGGCGGCTGGCAGCGTGGGTAATCTCACCCCATCCTTCGCTCGGGAAGTGGCGCTTTCCGGGGTCTCCGCCTCGACAGCCGTCGGGAGCCTCACCAAGACGTTCACGCGACCGCTGACGGGGCAGGCGCTCGACGCCGAGATCGGAAACGTCGGTATCTCCACGGGCGCGACGCTCGTCGCGCTGAACGGCGTCCAATGCGCCGCCGACATCGGGCTCCTGTCCCCGGGCCTCGCGCTGCAACTGCTCTGGCCCAATAAGGGAGTGCATTGCCAGCCATACACTAGCGGCAGCTACTTCGGGCGCGTCCCTCACCACGCTGACCTGAACGTCACCGATGCCTTCACCATCGAGTTCAGGCTTGTCGTCCGCCGCCACCTTGCCTCCAACGGCTACGCCTTCCACCCCTTCGTGAAGGGCTCGCCGGGGCAATGGACGTGCGGCCCTGTGGTCTACATCTTCGGACCACTCGCAACGGGATCGGACAGGAGGCTCGGCATCTATGCCGGGGTGCAGGTTGGTTGGACCTCGATCACCAACAACGCAGAAGTCCCGACCGGAAGGGAAATCCACGTCGCCGCGACATACAGCAAGGCGAGCGGATGGGGGAGACTCTACTTCGATGGTGTTTCGGTAGTCGCGCCGCTTGCGCGGGCCTACGACATCGGGCAGAACACGGACGACCTACACATCCTGAAAAACGACGGGACGACGGCAGCGCCGGATTTCGATATGTGGGACGTGCGCTACTGGAACGTGGAGCGCTCGCAGGCGGAGATCGTGGCGACCATGAACTCTCCCCTGAACGGAGACGAGCCGGGTCTCATCGGGTACTGGCCGTGTGACGAGGACTACGGGATCATCGCGCACGACAGGAGTATCGCCTCTCGACACGCGACCTTCACGAACACGGTGTCAGCTCCTCCGCCGATGTCGTGGAACACGCCGAAGGTTGTTGTTGGGCAGGGCTCAATCGGGAAGGCGTTCGCCGCGCTTCTGACCGGGGGAGGGTTGCAGGGCTTCCTCGACGCGCTCTACCCGATGCAACCGAGACCGAACATCGCCGCAAGGACCGCGACGGTGCGCGGAGCAGATTCAAGGGTTATCATCTTGTCCCAGTCCCGCGTGGCATCCATCACCGAAATGCAGAGGGTATGGGAAGTGCCGAATGATCGCGAGTGGGAGCTTGACCAACAGAACAGGGGGTAGCCATGACGACCGCGCTGCGATCCGACGGCTTCTACTACGAGAACGGCGTCTACTACGCTCCGGCCATCGACCCGAACGACGAGTTGGACTACACGCTCGACTTCAGTGGCATCCTCGGGGCCGACGAGATCGACACGGTGGCGTGGGCAGTGAGCGACCCTACGAAGCTCACCATTGTCACCGGCAAGAACTCCAACACGACCAAGACAGCGACCGTCTGGTTGAAGTCGGGCGTGGCCGGAAGTTCGATCACCGTGACCTGCACAGTCACGACCATCGGGGCACGGAAGATCGAGCGCAGCTTCGTGATCCCCGTCAAGGACCTCTGAGCCGATGTCGTCTCTGGACGACTACCTGCTTGACCTCGCGGTCAGGCACTCGCACTACCTCCACCGCTACGCGAGCGGGCTCGCCGATCTCATCTTCAACGTGCTGGATGCGGAGCAGCGATCCATCGTCCGCCTGTTGGCGGACCTCCCCGATGACCTGTCGGAGATGACACGCGCAAGGCTTGAGAGACTGCTGTCGGCGATCAGGGAAGTGAACGCGAAGGCATACGACAGGCTCGGAGACGTGCTGCAAAGCGAGATGCGCGGACTCGCGGTTTACGAGGCCGGGTTCGTCGCCAGAGGGCTTACCGCAGCGCGTCTCGACTTCACGATGCCAGCGCCACAGCAACTTCACGCCGCCACGACATCGAGGCCGTTCCAAGGCAAGCTCCTCCGCGAGTGGGTGGAGGACCTGTCGGACCAGTCATTCAAGCGCCTGCGCGGTGCCGTGAGGATGGCCGTCATCGAAGGCCGAACGGTGGGGGAGTTGACGAGGACGATCCGTGGCTCGAAGGACATGAACTATCGCGACGGGCTGATGAACGTGGATCGTCGGCAGGCGGAAGCGGTTGCGCGAACAGCCGTCGCCCACGTCAACAACGCCGCACGGCAACTGGTGTACGAGCAGAACAAGAAGCTCGTGACCGGAGTGAAGTGGGTGTCGACGCTCGACGCGAGGACGACGCCGCTGTGCCAGTCGCTAGACGGGAAGGTGTTCCCTCTCGACTCCGGTCCTCGCCCGCCAGCGCACATCAACTGCCGATCAACGACGATCCCGGTGATGCCGTCGCTTCGCGACATGGGGGTCGATCTCGACATCCCCGAGGGATGGAGAGCGTCGAAGGATGGACCTGTCCCGGCGAACCTCACCTACAACGACTGGCTCAGAAGGCAGGACGCCGAATTTCAGGACTCCGTGCTTGGCCCCGCTCGCGGGAAGCTGTTCCGACAGGGCGGGTACACGCTCGACAGGTTCGTCGACGATCTAGGCCACCGCTACACGCTCGCGCAGCTTCGAGAAATGGACGGCAAGACGTTCAGGCGGCTGAAGATTTGACCCTGTGTACACCCGGGTCTATGATCTGCGCGTCGCAGAAACACGCGGCGGCATAGGTGGGCGAAAGCCCTTATTCCGGTGAGGCCGGTAATTCCCAAGGGGAAGTGAAAATGGCGGACGAGAAGGAAGCATTGGAGCAGCAGATCAAGGAGCGCGTGGAGGCCGAACTCGCGAAGCGAGTGAAGGAAGCGGTCGATGCTGAAGTGACAGGGCTCAAGGCCAAGAACAACGAACTGCTCGGCAAGCTCAAGGATGCTGCCGACCAGATGAAGGTGTTCGAGGGCGTGGACCCGGCCCGCTACAAGGCCATCATGCAGAGGCTGGAGAACGACGAGGAAGCGAAGATGATCGCCAACGGCGACATCAACGGGATCGTGGAGCGTCGGCTGACGAAGCACCGCGAGGCCCTCGACAAGCAGGTCAAGGACCTGCAATCGAAGGCCGAGGCCGAAGCGAAGAAGGCGTCCCGTTTCGCCAACCGAGTCCTCGAAGCCCACGTCCGAGAAGCTGCCGCCAAGGCCGGACTTTTCCCCTACGCCGTGGACGATGCCCTGTTCCGCGCCCGTGACATCTTCACCCTCGACGAAGAAGGCAAGGCCGTTCAGCTTCGCGAGGGGCAGGTGGTGCTGGGCAAGGACGGGAAAACACCCTACTCGCCTGCCGAGTGGCTGGACTCGATGAAGGAGGCAGCGCCCCACTGGTTCCCCGCAACAGGTTCTGGCACGGGGACGGGATCGGGGACCGGAAAGGGAGCCCCTGCTGGCACCGTCACGGTCGTCGAGAACGATCCCGTCGCCATCGGCAAGAACCTCGAAGCGATTGCCACCGGGAAGGCTGTCATTCGCCAATAGCCGCATCCCGATAAGGAATTCGCACCATGTCCAACATCCTCACCGCCGTCACCCCGAAGCTGCTCGCCCAAGGGCTCCTCGCGCTCCGCAAGGCCAACGTCGCGCCCCGGCTGGTGAACTCCAGCTACGGCAACGACGCCCGCCAGAAGGGCAGCGTCATCGACGTGCCCGTGCCCAAGGCCCGCTCGGCGACGCCGGTCTCGCCGTCGTCCACCCCCGCAACCCCGACCGACGTGACGCCGGGGCTCGTGCAGGTCCAGCTCGACCAGTGGTACGAGTCGGACTTCTACCTGACCGACAAGGAAATGCTGGAGGTCATGGACGGCCACTTCCCGATGATGGCTTCCGAGGCCATCAAGGCGCTCGCCGACAACGTGAACAGCTACATCCTCACGACCATGTACAAGGGCCTGTACGGCTGGTGCGGCGCGACCAACGCCCACCCGTTCGCGTCGAGCCTGCAAGAGGCCGTGGACGCTCGCAAGGTCCTGTCCGACCAAGAAGCCCCGTTCAACGACCGCGCCTTCGTCGTGAACACGATGGCGGCGGCGAACCTGCTGATGCGCGAGCAGTTCACCAACGCGCAGATCAGCGGTCGCACCGAGGGCATCATCGAAGGGCAACTCGGCCGTCGGCTCGGCTTCGACTGGAACGAGGACCAACAGGTCCCGACGCACACGGCGGGCACCATCACCACGGGCCTGTCCGCGAAGTCCGCGACCAACCAAGCCATCGGCACGACGGCGGTCGTCTGCACGACCGCCGCCTCGACCGGCGCGTGTGCGCTCCTCAAGGGCGACATCATCACCTTCGCGAGCGACTCGCAGACCTACGTCCTCACGGCCAACGCCACGCAGGCGTCGGCGTCGAGCGACGTGACGCTCAACATCTACCCCGGGCTCAAGAAGGCGCTGACCGGCGGGCAGGCGGTGACGGTGAAGGCGAGCCACGTCGCGAACGTCGCGTTCCAGCGCAACTGCTTCGCCTTCGCGACGCGCCCGCTGGAGGCCGCGACCGAGGGCCTCGGCGTCATCACGATGAGCGCGGTCGACCCGGTGACGGGCCTGTCGCTCCGCATCGAAGTCACGCGGCAGAACAAGCAGACCCGCTGGGCCTACGACATCCTCTACGGCGGCAACGTCGTGCGGCCGGAACTGGGCGTTCGCTGCGCGGGCCAGCCCTGATCCTCTGAGCAGCACTTGGCGGGCGCTCCGCAGTGGGGTGCCCGCCAAGCCACGAGTAGGGGGTCAGCATGACGATCATCGTCGAGACCGGGGCCATCGTCTCCGGCGCGAACAGCTACGTCAGCTTGGCGGACGCGGACAGCTACCACAGCCTGCGGCTCAACGCCGGGTGGACAGGAACCGATGCAGTGAAGGAAGCCGCTCTGGTGAGGGCGGCGCAGTACATCGACGTGCGGTACTCGTTCGACGGCGTTCCCATGAACTCGGAGCAGCCGATGGCGTGGCCTCGCTACATCTGGCTCGACACGGACAACCGCTACGTCCCAAGCGATTCGATTCCCCAGTGCGTGAAGGACGCGCAATGCGAGGTCGCGCTGCTCGCGATCTCCGGCGAGCTTCTCCCGGCGCAGGATCGCGGAGGTCGCATCGCATCGCAGAGCGTGAGCGGCGTGGCGGTGAGCTACTTCGCGGACGCACCATCGGGAAGGACCTTCCCGCTCATCGATGCGATCCTCCGCCGCGTCACCACGAGCAATGGCGGGCTCACTGCGGAGGCGGTCAGGGGATAGCCTCATGGCGACGCTTCCCTACAAGACAAAGACCATCGACGGGTTGCCGGAGGCCGTCAAGACCTTCTACAAGCTCGGTGTCGATGGGACGTACAGGCTCGACGTTCACGGGTTCTACGAGATGGAACTCGCGATGCGGAAAGAGCGCGTCATCCGGCGACGCTTCGAGCGTCGCCTAGACCTGTGCGAGCGCCTGTTCAGGAAGGCGATGAGCGCCGCTTTCCAGCAGTATCTCGATGAAGTGAGGAAGCGATGGCCTTCGACTACTCGGGCCTGAATGCCAGCACGGCAGACCTGATCTCCGCCTTCGGGCGGACGATGGTGCTTCGCTCACGCAGCGCGGCCCCATACGATCCAGCCACGTCGTCGGTAGCGGTCACGACGACCGACTACTCCGTGCGAGCGGTGTTTCCCGCGACGAGGAGAAATCGTCGAGGAGGAGAGTCGGCGGCGGAGGAGGGCAAGACCGTTCTTGTCGCCGCAAAGGGGCTCCCCGCAAAGCCTGTGGAGCGCGATCAGATCATCGACGGCGGTGACACCTATCAGGTCCTCGAAGTCGAGGAAGTGAAGCCCGGGGACACGGCGCTGCTCTACGTCGTCAAGGTGAGAAAATGAAGGCCACCATTGATGTCGGCAAGTTCATGGTGCGCTTCAACAAGAAGCTGGAGAAGCACAAGATGGGCCGCGAGGCCGGTCTCAAGCAGGTAGCTCTCGCGATCACGAGCCAAGTAATCTTGGCGACTCCGGTGATGACCGGCCGCGCCCGTGGGAACTGGTTCTCCTCAATCGACGAGCCAGCGAACACGGTAGACGACGCCGCAAGACAGACCGAGGCAAAGGGCGTATCCAACGATCGCGCACAGTCGGTAGTGAAGGCGAACGAAATCTCGGGGCACGTTTTCTGGATGACGAACAACCTTCCGTACATCGGGCTTCTGGAGTTCGGCGGATACCCGACATACGTCAAGCGTGGGACGTGGATGGGCGCTGGGAAGGGCTACGAGATCAGGAGCAGCGCCGGATTCTCGAAACAGGCTCCTACCGGGATGGTGAGGGTGACGCTGGAGGCGTTCAAGGGAACCGGCGTCATCACGAGGATCATCCGCGAGGGCATCGACAAGGAAATGCGAGATGGCTGACTATCTCTCCATTCGCCGCGCAATCGAGGAGCGGATCGCAACTATCCCCGGTGGCGTCAAGTGCGTATTCGAGGGGGAGCCGTATTCGCCGTCCGTCGGGACCCCTTGGATGGAGGCGGTTCTGTTGCCCGCCGAAACCGAGAATCCTACAATTGGCGCTCAAGGCGTCGCAAGGGAGCAGGGCATCATGCAGGTCACGGTGCGCTACCCCAACGATGCTGGACCGAAGGACGTGACTACGCAGGCGGAATTGGTCAGGTCGTATTTCACGCGGGGGACGAGCATGGCGGCAGGTTCGGATCACGTCATCGTGGCTCGAACCCCGAGTCTCTCGCGAGTGCGGCCGGAGCAAGACTGGCTCGCCATCGTCGTCTCGATTCCGTTTTTCTGCAATCGTTTGACATAGGCCGCGAGTGAGTCGCCGCTACCCAACACAAGGAGCATGACATGGGCATCCAAGCAGGCGTTCTCCGGTCCCTCGCGTTCAAGAAGGAATCGTCGTGGGGCGTCCAGCCCTCGCCGCTCACCGGGGCGCAGTACCTCCGTCGCGTCACCCACAACCTCTCGCTGAAGAAGAACTCCTACCAGTCGCAGGAGATCACCCAGCGGCAGCGCCTCACGGACTTCCGGCACGGCACCCGCCGCGTCGAAGGGACGATCAACGGGGAGTGGTCCCCGGGGACGTATCAGGTGTTCATCGAGAACGTGCTGCGCCGCACTTCGACGGCCGTCTCCAACCTGACGGGGCTCACCCTCACCGTCGCCGTCTCGGGAGCCGCGCCGAAGTACACCATCACCAGAAGCGCTGGCGACTTCCTCACGGGAGGGGTCAAGAAGGGCATGATCCTTCGAGTGACTGCTGGGCTCGCGGCCGGGTCGCTCAACAAGAACCTGCTCGTGATCGGAGTGACGGCCACCATCCTCACCGTGGTCGTCGGCAACGGCGGGACGCTCGTCCCCGAGGCTGGCGTCGCGGCCTGCACGATCACGGTCCCCGGGAAGATCACCTTTGACCCGGCCACCGGGCAGACCGACGAGTCGCTCTACATCGAGGACTGGCACCCGACCGTTCCGGCGTCCTTCGCCTACGCGGGCTGCAAGGTCATGTCGATGGGGTTCAACCTGCCCCCGACGGGGATGTCGGGCGTGGACATCAGCATCATCGGCAAGGATCGCGTGATCGGGGCGACGCAGGTGTTCACGTCCCCGACCACGGAGACAACGACCGGAGTCATGGCGGCGGCGAACGGCGTGATCGCCGTGGCTGGAGTCGTGGTCGGGACGCTCACCGGCATCAACTTCAGCGTGACCGGGAACACCAGCGGAATCGAAGTCGTCGGATCGAACGTCACCCCGGCGCTGTTCCGTGGGCGCACCATCGTCACGGGGCAGATGTCCGCGCTGCTCGATTCGACCACGTTCGCGTCGGCGTTCGACAACGAGACGCCCATCGAGGTCATCGCGTACTTCCCGGGCTCCAGCGCCGACGCGGCGGACGCTGCCGCCGTGTCCCTGTTCAACGTGAAGCTCTCCGCCTCCGACCCGGACGACGGCGAGAAGGGCGTCGTGCAGACGCTCCCGTTCCAAGCCATCGAGAACAACGTGGCCGCGAACCTCGCGACGGAGAATTGCACCATGATGGTCCACGACACTGCGTTCGTGTGATCGTGCGCCCGATGGGGCGGCGGGCAACAGACCGCCCCGCGCAACTTGGGAGTGAATCCATGACGGAGCAGGAAAACGTGAACGTGAACGTGGAAGTGGCGAGCGGCGCGGAAGTGACGAGCGGAGCGGGCTCGGATGGCTTCGACTTCTCGAAAATCGGGACGGCGCAGGGCGCGAACATCGGCGCGTCGTTCGAGCTTCGCCACCCGACGGAGCGTGTCCCCATCGGGGCGTTCCTCACGGTGCTGGGGAAGGACGGCGACGTGTACCGGCGCGTCGACCGGCAGCAGACGAACCGCAGGCTGGCGGAGGCCGCGAGGAACCGCGACCTGACGCTCAAGGCGGAGGAGATCGAGGCCGACAGGCTCGACCTCATCGTCGCCTGCACGACCGGATGGAAGGGCGTCCTGAAGAAGGGCGAGCCCATCCCGTTCAACGCCGAGAACGTCCGCAAGTTCTACAAGGACTACCCGTGGGCCGCTGAACAGGCCGAACGGGCGATGAACGACAGGTCGCTTTTTATCGGAGGCTAGTCAACGACCTACTAGCCTTCGCAACGCACCGCTTTTCTCTTGAGACTGATGCCGGAGATGGTTCAAAGGTCGAGGACCATCTCCGGGTAGCAGGAAGGTGGAGCGGGCTTCTAAGGCCCGCCGATGTAGTAGTAGAGGCGCTTACCGAAAGGGCTCCCAGTCCGCCGATGATCGCGATGTACCTGATGGACTACTTCAGGTCCATCGCGGAGTGGCGGAAGGTCGATGGGTTCACCGGGAATCCTGAGTTGACGCCGATGTCCGAGATCGTAAGCTGGCAAAAGCTCTATCGCATCGAGCTTGAAGTGTGGGAGATCGAAGCGATCCATGCCATTGACGTGAAGTTCGTGGCCGCAGCGAGGAAGCGGAAGGCGAGCAAAGATGGCACTTGAAACCAGCGACGACACCCTGAAAGTTGGCCTTGACGCTACCGACTTCGAGCGTGGCGCGAGGGCCATCGACCAGTCGGCGGTCGGGATCGCGGAATCGCTGCGCGATGTCGAGAAGTCGCTTCAGGGCCTCGACAACGCGCACGTCGTCCTCCAGCGGCAGAAGGAGGCCGTGGACCGCGCAAGAGAGGCGTGGCGACGCGCCGAGGTCACGCTCAACGACAGCCATGACGCTCACCTGAAGGCGTACTACGCCGTCCAGAGGCTCGCGCAGGAGCAGGAGATTGCGGAGCGTCACGCTCGCAGGCGGGCTGAAGCCGAGGAGAAGGCGGCGGCTGCGTCGCGGAAGATCGCCGAGGCATCGAGCGGAGCCGCGCAGGCGACGGAAAAGTTCAGCCTTTCCACCGTCACGCTTGCAACCGGGCTCGGGGCGCTCGTCGGAACGCTCGCCGGAGGATTGATCCAAGGCGCGTTCTCGAAGATGGGGGAGTTGTTCGACGTACTCGGGCAAAAAGCCACGAAGGCGGCGATGGATGGCATCGACAGCATGACGAAGCTCAACGCCATGCTCGTCGCGACCGGGAACGGAGCCGGATTCACGAAGAAGCAGTTGGAGGGGCTGGCGCAGTCGATTGCGTCGACAAGCCGCTTCTCCGACGAGCAGGCGCGTGACGCGATCACTACCCTGCTCAGGTTCGAGTCCGTCACGGGTGAGGTAATGCCTCGCGCCATCAAGCTGTCGGCCGACATGGCGGCTGCGCTCGGTGGCGACATCGCGGGAGCCGCAGAGAGGCTCGGGCGGGCGATGGAATCGCCAACGCTCGGGCTTGAAATGCTTCGCCGTCAGGGTGTGCTTGTCCCGCCAGTGATTCGCGAGCAGATCAAGGCAATGGAGGATGCTGGGCGGACGAACGAAGCCGCGATTCTGGTCCTCGATGCGCTCGACAAGAAGTTCAACGGCGTCGCTCAGACGATGCAGGGGAACCTTCGCGGATCGTTCAACGAGGTCGAGAAGGCGTGGGTCGATATGCTGGAGGCCATCGGCAGCAGCGAGGGCCGAGTCCAGAAGCAGATCACGCTCTGGTCAGCGCTTCGCGATGTCCTGAAGGACATCGAGGCATTCTTCGCCGGAAAGGGAAGCACGACAGGGAACATCGCACTGTGGATGGAGTTGATGACCGGTCCGGGTGCGGTGCGCTTCTTCCAGAACTCGATGTTCGCGACAAAGCCGGTGCGAGGGCTCACGCCTGACGATGGAGGCGTAGCCGACGCTGATGCGGCCTCGATCAACGAGGCGCTCGTGGCGCAGCAGAGAGAGGCCATCGGAGCCGCCAACGCAATGAAGCTGTACGAGAGGGCGATTGGTGGAACGCAGACGGCGCAGCAGAAGATGCGCGACGAGATGGAGAAAATCCTCGTCGCATGGAAGAACCTGTCGCCGGAGCAGCGGGAGGCGGTTGGAGGCACGAAGGCGCTGAACGAGCAGATCGCCGAGGTCTCGCTGAAGTACGAGAAAAAAACGAAGGCCGTGAAAGAGGCTGGCGACGCAAACGCCCACTACATTGCGTACCTTCAGGAGCAGAAGCGCCTAGAGGCGGAGATCGCCCGTCTCATGGAGTATCGCGCCGGGTGGATCAACAAGGTGAAAGAGGAGGAGGTCGACGCGATCAATGCCCGCGACCGCACACTCGACTCTCTTGAGGCCGGGAACGCCTCTCTCCGAGAGGAGATCAGGCAGCTTGGATGGACTACGGAGGAGCGCGAGCTTTACAACATCGAGTTGCGTCGCACGGCAGCGATCAACTCGGCACTCAGCGACAAAGACGAAGCCAAAATCAACAGTCTCATCGATGAGCAGAAGTATCTCGTGAGAATTCGAGAGGAGCTTCACCAGTCCGTTGCCGTGTGGGACCAAGTTGGCGATGCGGCTGGAGGCTTCTTTGCTTCGCTTGTCGATGGCTCCTCCAACGCGCTCGAATATCTGAAGCGCATGGCGAAGGACTTCTTGGCCGAAATGCTCGCCATCTTCGGGAAGAAGTGGATTCTCCAGATTGGCGCTTCGATGATGGGCGGAACCACTGGCGCTGCTCTGGCCGGTCAGGCGCAGCAGGTCGGGCAGGGTACGCTCACCGGATCGCTCGGGAATATGTTGAGCAGCGGGCTTCAGTCCGGCCTCGGGTGGATCGGCTCTGGAATCGCGTCCGCAGGGACGGCGATCTTCGGTGCAGGAAGCTCCATGACGGGCGTCGGCCTCGGCATCTCGTCGGCGGTGAGCGGTGGAATCTGGTCATCCGCAGCAGCGGGGTTCGCAAACCTCGCCAGCGGCGCGACATCCACGGCGCTCGCCATCGGGCAGATGATCCCTGCCATCGGCGTCGTCGTGGCGGGGCTGTACGTCCTCTCCAGAGCCCTCCAGAAGCCCGGAGGACCCAAGGAGGAGGGGTACTACTATGGGGCCTTCTCGGCGACCGGGCAGGGCCTTGGAGAGCGTCCCCTGACGGCCGGAATGGGCTATGGGGAACACGCCCCGGGGATGTGGCGGACGAACAGCGCGGGCGGCACGGCCCGGGAGTGGGTCGAGGGGATTGCGAGCGCCTACTACCAGACCGTCGGAAGGCTCGGAGGCGCAGCGCAGGCCCTCAACTTCGGCGGCGGGATCGTCACGGACCCGAGGGGGACCGCGCCCAGCTTCGTCCACAGCCTGCTGACCGGGGCCGGTGGACAGGTCATCGGCAACTTCAGGAACGATCAGGTGGGGCGCTCGCCAGAGGAGCTTCAGGCCGAGATGGAGCTTCAGACCATGCGGATGCTCGTCTTGGCCCTCAAGCAGAGCGACCTTCCAGCGGAAGTTGCCGCCGTGTTCAGCGCCGTCGACGTGGAAACGGCTGACATCGACGCGCTCAGAGAAGCGGTTGCCGCCGCAACCGAGATCGCGGACGTGCTGGCTGGCATCAGGGAGATCGAACTTCCGTTCGATCTTGAGCGCCTTCGGCAGTTCACGGCCGGAGGCGAGACGCTCACGGACACGTTCAACCGCATTGGTGGGCTGTGGGTGCAGTTCAACGACCTGTTCACGAGCGACGCCGAGAGAATCGCCGCAGCGCAGGGGAAGGTGAACGAGACGTTCGCACGGTTCGGTGTCGCAATCCCCAAGTCCCGCGACGAATTCGAGGCGCTCGTGCGAGGCATCGACACCAGCACTTCGGCTGGGCGCGATCTTTTCGAGGCGCTGCTGGAGATCGCCCCGGCATTCGCAGCGACAGCCGACGCCGCCGAAATGGCTCGTCAGGCTCTCCAGAGCAATCTCGAATCGCTCTATCAGGTGCGCGAGCGCCTCGGCATCGTGTCCCCCGGCACGGCGAACCAGTACGCCCTGTCCAACATCGTGTCGCAGTTCATGGCGTCGGCGGCGTGGACCGGAGGGCTGAACCAGCAGCAAGTGATGAACGCCCTGCGGACGATCAGCGACGAGGATTTCGCCCGCTACACGCCACAGCAGCAGCAATGGATTCTCCAGATTCTCGGCGGAATCTCCGATGTCGAGGGCGCGGTCAACCAAGTTGCCGCTCTCCAGCAGGCCGTTGCTGACGCCATCGTCAACAGCGCGAACGAGCAGTTGAACCGGCAGATCGGCGGTGCCGATGCGCTCGCTGGCGCAGGCGGGTCTCTCATGGAGCGCCTCGGGCTCCGCAGCACCGTCCTGCAAGGGGCCATCGCCCAAACGCAGGCGCAGCAGGCGGCGCTTCTCGCGCAGTTCGGGCCGGGTGTCATGGGGTCGCTCAACTGGCAAGTCCTCGTGGACAACATCCGGGCGCTGCAAGCGGAGCTTGACCTCACGGGGGCTCAGATCGGTCGGCTCACGGTCCTGTCCGCGCAGTACGGCGAGGCGAAGGCCGAGGAGTTGTTCGCTCTGGAGCAGTGGTACACGGAAATGCAGACCGTTCTCGCCGGGAACATCCCCGCGCTCGAAGCCCTGTCGGCGCTTTTCGGGCAGAAGTGGCAGGACATCCTCGACGGCATCACGGAAGGCGGGAACGGGGCCGCAGACGCGCTCGCAAGAGCCCGCGAGGAGCTTCTCGCGTGGCGCGAGAGCCTCCTTCTCTCCAGCCTGTCCCCGCTCACGCCACAGCAGCGAATCTCCGAGGCTGAGGCGAAGTATCTCGAAGCGCTGAAGGCAACGCAGGAAGGCGGGGCGACGGCGGAGGAGATCGCGGCCTACCAGCAGGCGGCGCAGGCGTTCCTCGAAGAAGCCCGGTCGTTTTGGGGCTCCATGCAGGAGTTCACGGACATCTTCAACCGCATCCGCGACGACAGCTACGTCATCGGCAACCCGCCCACGGCGATCTCCGACCCGCTGTGGTATGAGGACGTGCCGAAGATCGCGGAGGGCGTGGACGGGACGAAGAACGAGGTCGCTGCGCTTCGCGCCGAGGTCGCGTCCCTCACGCTCGTCGTTGCGGAGTCCGCGAAGGCTACGCAAGAGGCAATCGAGGCCGCTGCCGAACGGCAGGCCCGCGCCTACGAGAACGTCGCGGAGACGGTGCGATGACGACCGGGTGCTTCACGCCAAAGCAGTATCGCAGGGGAAGCAACCAGCTCGGCGTGGACGGCCACTTCGCGCCCGTCGGTGTCGGCAACGTGATCGTCAGCAACAGGCATAAGCGGAATCTCTCGGGGCCAGTCCCTACCACCTACTCCGAATACCTGATCCTTCCATCAAGGGCCGGGGCGTTTATCGCCAACACCCTCTACCCGATGAGGAGGGCAAGCGCCCCCGCGCTCCTCCAGAATCAGGAGGCGCACACCGTTTGCCAGCCGATCACCAGTCCATCGACAGGCAGGCTAGGCATCTTCGTCAGGGCGCAGTTTACTGGCTCATTCAATGCCTACGTCGCACACCTGACGACGAGCGACAGGAAGGTGAAGCTCGGCAAGGTCGTTTCAGGCACCTACACGTTCCTCGGGGAGAGCGCTGACAAGGGGGGTCCTTTCGCTGAAGTGGAGTTCTTCATTCGCCTCCGTGCGGAGGGGACGACGATCTCAGCGAAGGCGTGGCGCACCACGGAGACGGAGCCGGGGTCGTGGGATGTCTCCGTCACCGACACGTCGATTGATGGTGTCGGGGAGCCATACCACGGCATCTATGTGTTCCCCGGAGCCGACAATATCACCGCCGTTGATGTCTGTCGGTTCCAGTTTCTATCGTGGGCTGATAGCGATTCAGGCGTGACGCTCGGGACAGCGCCAACCCCATTGTCCGTCGCGCAATGCAACCTGTGGGTCGATGACGACTCGCGGCCCCGCGTCTTGCTCGCTGAAATTGGCGTTCTCGGGCAGGACAGCGGAGGGGCAGCGAAGGCGGCGAAGATTTGCGCCTCCAACATTCCGTTCCTTAGTGGCGATGGGGACTCGCCGCCAAGCCAATGCTATGACGACATCATCGTCGAGGCCCCCACGTTCACGGCTTCGGCATCGGACGCCATGACGGGGCGCTCGCAAATCAGCTTTGGCGACCTGATCCTGAAAAACGAGGATGGGGTCCGCGACGGTTGGCTCAAATGGAACTTCGATGGCCGCGACATCGACCTGTTCGTTGGTGCGCTCGGGTGGAAGAAGTGGGACTTCTTCAAGGCGGCGAGCGCCACGACCGACAGCGCATACGCGAAAGCCAAAGACCAAATCGGGCTCAAGGTTCGCGGCAAGGAATCGAAGCTCCAAAAAATCTTCAACAGCAATCTCGTCGGCGGGACGGGGCCGTTCGCTGGAGAGCCCGCCCCATACGGGTTCGGGCAAGTGTTCAACATCAAGCCTATCCCGTATGACGCGGCGACACTCGACTTCAAGATTTCCCACGCCGGGTCAGTCGCAACTGCGACCGCCGTCAGGGACGCTGGCGGGTCGGTCGCGTTCACGCATCAAGACAGCAACAGGCTCGTGAGGCTTTCAGCCGCCCGCGTCGGCACGGTGACGTGCGACCTGATCTTCGGGTCCGCGTTCTACACCCACTCGCTGATGTTCAGAAATGCCGCCCTATTCGCGGGCCTTGCTGCTGGAGAGATCGACGACGACGCCCCGGTGACGTTCGCGTCATCTGCCTACGCCGGGATTTGCGTTCTCGGCCCCGTGCAGGCCATCGACGTTCTCGACGAGATCGCGGCCTCCGCTGGAGGTTTTTGGTGGTTCGACCGCACCGGGCTACTTTCGGCACGCTCGCTCGTCATCCCGACGGCACCGTTCACGCACACGCTGATCGAGGATGATGTCACCGACCTCCAGATCGAGCGGATCATCCGTCCGTCCAAGCCGGAATACCTCTACGCGAAGAAAAACTACACGATTCAGGAGGGAGACCTGATCGGCTCCGTGACGGAGGCTGATCGCCAGCTTTATGCAGCACCGGGGACTCTCGGGCAGTTCACGCCGTCCTACTCGGGGCTCGACAACCCGAACAATCACCTGTCGGCGCGGACGCCCCCGAACAGGGTGACGCTTTTCGTGAACCAAGCCGATGCCGTGACGGAGGGGCAGAGGCTTCACGCGATCTTCCAGAAGATGACCGCCATCGTGTCGTTCACGGTCAGGACCAACTTCCCGCAATTCGAGCAGGGGCAAAGCCTTCACCTGACGCACTCCAAGTATGGGTTCGCGGCGGGGAAGGCGGGGCTGATCGTCGGGACGAGCGACAACTTCCAGAAAGGCGAGTGCCGCGTCAAGATGTTCATCCAGATCGACGGGGAGTTCCCTGTCGTGACAAGCGATGGCGACGCCGTGGGCGTGGAATACTTCTACTAGGGTGGATCATGGCGACGAGGCTTTTCATCTGCACCCGCAACGTGATCGACGAGGCGAGCCTTTCGCTCTCGGCGGGCTCCGTCGTCTCGACGCTCCCGATCACCAACCTGCAACTGCCCGCTCGTGGCCGGATCGCACGGTTCAACCCAATTGCCACTTCCCCCGTGATCCGGTGGACGTGGGGCGGGGACGGCAGGTATGCAAACGTCGTGATGCTCAACCGCCACAACCTCGAAAGCGCCGCGACGTGGCGTGTCGAGTTGTTCAACACCGTGGATTGGACCGGCTCGGCGGTCTACGACAGCGGCACGGTTGCCGCCGTGGACTCGGTGACGCTCGGAGACCTCGATTGGGGCGTGGCCCCGCTCGGCAGCGGCATCTTCGACTCGTTCCTCGGGCAGAAATTCTCCATCGTGTTCCCGTCCCGCGTCCTTCACCTTTCCGGGCGCGTCACGATCAACGACTCTGGCAACAGTTCCGGCAACATCGACGCCTCGCGCCTCTACGTCGGGGACGCGACCGAGTTCACCTACAACTTCGACCGCATCGACATGGGGTGGGAGGAGGATTCCCGACTCACGCGATCCGACGGCGGCTCGGCGCGGGCTGACGGGCAGATCGCCTACCGGGTCATGGACCTGAACCTCGAATGGCTGACCGAAGCCGACAGGGCGAAGCTGCTCGACATGGCGCGGTTCGCTGGCCGTCGCAAGGATGTCCTCGTGTCGGCCTTCCCCGGAGAGACGGGCGAGCTTCTCCGCGACTCGACGATGATCGGGCGCTTCGCAGAGTTGCCGAGGGCCGGGTCAACGAAGATGATGTCGATCTGGCAGTCGCGCATGAAGATCACGGAGGTATAGCGTGTCCACTTTCTACGCCGGTCAACTCGACTACATCGCCAAGCTCAACGACTTGGTGAGCGGGGCGCTTGTCCACGCCAAAGTCGCCATCGACGACGCCAACTTCAACCTCGACATCGTTTCAAGCAACCCGCGCATCACGCTCGATTCCGGCGACTACATCGAGTGGCTGCGCACCACCAATGTCCTGAGCCTCCCCGGCAACATCGGCATCGGGACGACGACCCCCGATGTTGTGACGGGCTCTGCCCGCGCAATGACGCTCTCGACCGGCGCGACGACAGGCTATGCCTCATTCGAGCTTCAAGGGCGGCAGACGACGGATACCGCTGTCGGCGTGATCCGGTTTTTGAACGTCGCCAACTATGTCGGCCAGATCGGCGTGGTGAGGTCCGGCGCAGACAATTCGGCGGAGTTCAGGCTTCTTCTCGCCAATGCGGGGACGACAGCGCTCAAGTTCGCAGTGGCAAAGGACGGGAGCGCCTACTTCGCGGGCGACTCGGCGTTCTACGTGGGCCTCTCTGGCGGGAACCCGGTTTTCACGATGGATACCGGCGACTACCTGAGCTACGACCGCTCAGGCAACAGCTTCATGTTCGGCATCGGCGGGGGGACAAGATTCCAGATCGGCAACGGATTCGCCATCATCTACAACAACGGAGTCCCGAATCAGTGGTTCGTGGATACCTCGAAGGGAGTCAACCTGAAAAATGGCAGGATCGAGTTGAACACGCAGGACTTCATCTTCTACAAGGTGAACGACGACTTCGCTACCTCGACGGAGATCGGGAGAATCGCCGCGAGCGGCAAGATCATGGGCAAGAACGGCACTCCATTCGGGACGCTCACGACCGCCACCAACGGGGCTGGAGCGAGCGCTGGCACGTTGAGCAATGCGCCCGCCGCTGGCAATCCGACAAAGTGGGTGCCCTTCGACGATAACGGAACCACTCGCTACATCCCCATGTGGTAACAGCTAGGAGACAACGATGGCCTTCACGCTCAATACAACCTTCCGTGGCGCGAGCCTCCCCGACGCGCATCTGGAGATCGTCGGCGTTGCCCTGTTCCGGCAGAAGGGCATGGCGCACATCTACTATCGCATCTACGCGAACCGCGCCGCCTGCTTGGCCGATCAGGATGGGAACCTGCTCGAAGTGCGCGAACTCGTCGTGCCATTCGCGCAGCTTGCGCCGACGCTCGGCAACTTCTACAACGCGCTGCAAGCCAAGCTGCTCGAACTGTTCCCCGCTGCGGAGGCGGCGACGGACGCGATCACCTTCCAACCATCGCCGTGAGGAGAGCATGAAGCTCAACATGAAAGCGCCGATCATCGGCTTCGATGGAGTCCCGCTGGAGCAGGACTTCACCGCTGCGGACGGCAAGAAGCAGAAGCGCCCCGTGGTGCTGCGCGACATCATCATCACGGCGCTCAACACCCCCGGCCCCCGCTACATGGAGGAGACCCCGGAGGAGAAGTTCAAGCGGGGCTTCCTGTGCATCGAGGCGCACACGAAGGACGAGATCGACGTGTCGGCGGAGGAGGCTGCGATGATGAAGCGCTGTGTCGCTGCCGGATACGCGCCACTCCTCGTCTACCGGGCGCACCTTGCCCTCGACGGCAAGGACATGAACCCGGAGTCCACCCCGGAACCGGGCAGGGACTAGCAAGCGATGGGCGCAATCCTCGACTTCTGCCGCTGGTTCGTGGAGCGATTCGGGCATTGGCTCGACCTCGACTTCTACGAATCAGCGCTTGTGGCGATCTTCGTCGGGTTCGCGCTCGTCGTCTACCGGCTCCACAAGACGGAGGATTCCAACTTCGCCTTCGAGGACTTGTTCACCCACGGCGACAAGGAGGGCAAGGCGAGCGTGTTCCGCCTCCTCGTGTTCGGCGCGTGGATGGTCCACTCGTGGGTGATCGTGAGGCAGGAAGCCTACGGGCATCTGGAGGAAACGGCGCTCGCAACCTACGCGGGCATTTGGTCGGGCAGCTACCTCGTGCTGCGCGGCCTCCAAGTGAGAGGAGGGCAAGGCGATGTCAAAGGATCGGCTCCAGCAGTTGCGGGATCGGGCGGAAATGGCGCGGGCGGCGCTGATGGACGCGCTGGATGAACTCGACGGCTCCGACGACGGGCGCTTCGACAAGGACGCTCTCCGAGCCCGCATTGCGGCGGAGATCGGGCGCGGGAAGGCTCGGGCAGGGGACAACCCGGAACGGGTGATCTGGATCGCCGTCGCGCTCGCGCTGGTCGGCGGTGTCGCGGTCGCGCTCGTGGTCTGCAAGGCGCTCGGATGATGGTCTCCCCGGCCTTGATGAAGGCGGGTATCTCCCTGCTCCTGATCGTTGGGGTCGGGGTGGGTGCATGGACCGCCGTGAGGGCCTACAATGCGGCCATCGAGGGCAAGGCGCAGGCGGAGGAACGGGCGGCGGCACTCAAGGACGACCTCGACAACAGGGATGTCGCAATCGCCAAGTTGCAGGAAATGGGCAGGCTCGCGGACGTTTACGCGAGCGACGCGAGGGAGGCCGAAAGACGTGAACGCGCACAGAGGCTCGAATTCGAGAGGAAGCTCAACGCTGCCGCTGCCGCTGCCGCAGTCGCGGGCGATCCAACTGCTCGTGACTGGCTTGCTGCTCCTGTCCCTCCTCTCATTCGCGGGATGCGCCGCGCCGAGAGAGAGAGTGCGAGTCGAGACGCAGTGCCCGGTCCCGACGGCAAGGCTCAACCCGACGCAGGAGCCCCGCCTGCGAGACGAGACGAACGCGCAACTCCTCAACGAGATCGACGGGGAGAACGGGTGGTGGTCGGCCCTCAAGTCGTGCAACCGTGACAAGGCCGACATCAAGAGGCTGATCGAGGAAGCGAATCGAAAAAAGGAGGGCGTGAAATGAATGCAAGGCTCGTGGTCTACAAGGCGAAGTGGTGGAGCCTTTTCATGCTGCTGTGCATCGTCGGGGTCGCGCTCGCGGGGTGCGCCTCGGACCCGGCCGTCCAGAACGCGGGCTCGATCCTCACGACCGAGTTCGACAAGGACGGCAAGCCGCTCAAGACCACGGAGCAGCGCACCGACTACGCGACCTACCTCAAGTCCTTCGAGGGCGCGAGCGTCAACGCGAAGCTCGTCGAAATGGACTGCGGCGCGACCGAGTGCAGCTTCAAGGGCAAGCTCACGATCTACGCCCCGGCGACCGGCAACCGGCCCGTCCCGCAGGCCCCCGCCGTCCACGAGAGCGATGGCTGGAAGGTGTGGCGCGAGATCAAGGAGACCGCCATCGGCGTCGCTGGCGTGTGGGTTCCGTGGCACTACGGATCGAAGGTGCTGACGAGGGCCTTCGATGCCTCCTCGCAACCCGTGACCACGAACACCACGACGAACGTGACCGCGAGCGGGCCGGGAGCGTCGGCGGCGGCAGGAGGTTCGGCCACGGGGAGCTACTCCGCGCCGACGACCACGACCACCACGACCACCACGAACTCCAACAACACCACGCGGACCTGCAACGGCGGCGCGGGTGCCACCGGGGGCTCGGGAGGGTCGGGATCGACGACGGGCGGGGCTGGCGCGGCTGGAGGCGCTGGCGGGCCTGCAACCTGCTAGGGAGGGGATGACCATGAGCGAGGTCGCCGTCGCAGCGATGCCCTACGCCTTCGCCATCATCGGCGGGCTTCTGGCGACCCTGTGCAGCGTTCTCGCATGGGTCGGGGCCTCGATGAACAAGCGCCTGTCGGAGTTGACCGACGCCGTCGGCGCGACCAACACCACGCTCAACAAGATCGAGCGCGATCTCCGGGGGGAGCTTTCGCGCCTCGATAGGCGAGTGACGCTTGTCGAGGCGCGATGCGGCATCATCCACGGGAGAGACCGGGAGAGCGATTCGTGAGAGTCCTGACGCTCAAGAGAATCGCTGGCCGTGACGACGGGACGTTCGGCGTCCTTCTCGACGAGGGCGAGTACCCGTTCGCCGTGACGCTGGAGCTTCCGTGGAGGAACAACGAAATCCGGCGCTCGTGCATCCCGGCAGGCAACTATCGTTGCGAGAGGGTCCTTTCGCCGAAGTTCGGGAACACGTTCGAGATCACGAACGTCCCGGGCAGGACGCACATCCTGTTCCACAAGGCGAACGTGGATGACGACCTGCTCGGGTGCATCGGCGTCGGCGAGATGTTCGAGCCGTGGAGCGATGGAAGCGTGTCGATCCAGCAGAGCGGGAAGGCGTTCGGCGAATTCCTGACGCGGACGGCCGACGTGGACGCCTTCCTTCTTAACGTCTACTGGACGTAGGTCAGCAGCGCACCACCATGAAGGACGGCACGGTCTCGCGCTCGATGGAGTAGCGGGCCACTTCGGGTCCTTCCTCGGTTTCGTGGAGCGCGAACACGAGCGGCCACGAGCATTCCACGCCATAGCGGTTGTGGTGGAAGTCCTCGGCGGCATCCTGCATGAGCATCTTCCTGTCCATCTCGTCCGAGATGTCGTAGATGCCGAAAACCTCGACGGAATAGCGCTCGTCCCCGCCCGCATCGGGGACGGAGTAGTAAACCATCGTCGAATTTTCCCGTGCCATGTCGGCCTCCTGTGTCACTGTGTACTAGCGCGTCACGCGATGCGCCATGATACACGACGACACCTATGGCTGATAGCCGTCCGGCTGAGAAGTTTGACGCTTCCCGGGTCTGGTGAGCTTCGCCTTGCTGCCGCGAGGCTCGAAGTTGTTCGTGACCTCGCAACCATCGATGCCCCCTTTCGCAGCGGTCTCCTTGAACGAAACTGCCGCCGCCTGCGACCCGTAGATCGGGGAGATGCGCTTCCAGCGCCCGCGCCCGCCTTCCTCCTTCGCTTCTATCCACTGCACGACGTAGAATCCCTTTGCACTCATCTCCGGCCTCCCGCCTTCGTGATCTGGATGATTGCCTGCGAAACGCATTCGGCCAGCATCTTCCGGCCGATGTGCTTGTCCTCGATGTAGCGCTCAACGAGGCCAATGAGGGCCGCGAGCCTTTCTACGTCTTGCTCGCGAGCCACTTTTGGGTATCTGGCGGGGTGGCCGCATGACGGGCACCGACATTCCACGGTGTCCGTCTCGACGTTCAGAACGTCGTCGACCGCATTTACGAGCGCCGGGGTTAGAGACTTCTCGATATGCCACGTCACGGCATCTCTCCCTGCTCGATCAGGTGGAACGTGTGTTCATGCACGTTGACGTACAAGTCAATCGGCGGCAGGACCATCACGACGATGATGTTATCGGGGAGGATGCGGTAACGCGCCGTCGCAATCTCAGCCCACGTCGGGTCACGGTCGCGGCAAGAGATCGACAGGTGATGGCATCGCCGGACAACGCCATGCTGCTTTCTAGGCTCGATGGTGACGAGTATTTTGCACTCGCCCATTGTGTATCCTCTCGCGCCATAGTCGCGCAGCGCCGACGGCATCAGATGAGGCGGGATTTCGGTGATGGCGATGTCGCTGTTGATGCGGTCGCTCATGCCGCGATCCCCCTGTCGTGGATCATTGCGCCTTGTACGCGCCCGAGTTCGCCACGGCGAAGCACTAGGACCCTCCCGTCGCAGAGCCGAACGTCGTAGTCAGCTTGCGAGCAGGTAGGGTGTCCCGGCCACGGAAGGTTCGTGGTGGCGAGAGACTCGATGTAGCCACCGGGGACAAGAGACCACTTGGAAAGCTCCCGTGGCGGCTGGCCGTCGATGACGATGGCGTCGAAGCGCTCGCGCATCCGCCTTCGCTGCTGGCCGAAGGAGCGGGAGATGAACAGGTGGAGCCTCTCGCACTTGGCGTCGATGTCCCTGTGGATCATGCGCCGAGAAGCCTCGCACGAGAGTTCCACGTCGAAGAAGTCCATTTGCTCCATCAGCGCATCCTTTCCACGGTGATGTCAGCGAGCCCCTTGGCGCGATTCTGGCGGACCAGTTCCTCACGAAGCTCGTTGTATGCGGCCACGTCGTCGCGCAGGTTCGACGGCATCGAAATGCAGAAGCCGAGATCGGAGAGCGCCATGTAGAGGCCCCCACAAGGCTCGCACAGGTAGCGCGATGCCATTGGGACCTCATCACCATGAATGCGCTCCTCCACGTCATTTCGCGGCGAATGCCAGCAGCGAAGCCCGAGGACCTCCGTTCCCGGTGTCAGCGTCGCGCCGCACGAGTAGCAACGGCGCGGGCGCTTGGTGTCCAGCACGGAAAAGTCGTGATGGGCCTCGTAATACCAGTCGTACTCGTCGCTGCAAGAGCAAGAGATGCCCATTGTCAGCCTCCGTTAAGCCAGAGGAACGACTCGACGTAGCGCGGATTGTGCCGCGCCACTTCGGCCCCGTCTCGCGAAACGACGATCCAAAACTCGTCGTGGTCTCCGTGGTGCGTGGCGGAGAGCGCGATGGATACGCCGTCGCGTTCGGCCTCGATACTTCTTCCGCGCTCGGAATCCGTGTCGGGCCAGTAGACAGCGGCGATCTTCCTGCCGTGCATCGTCGTGTTCATTGGGGCTCCTTGCGCGATCTATCGATCCTCTCGATTTCGGCGATGACGAGGGCCGCTGCTCGGATCAGGTCTCGCCTCGGGTCCTTGGGCTTCCACCAGTCCGGCGACCACGGCCACGAGCGAGGCAGTGGCACGAGCCTTGTGGCCTGTGTTCCGTACAGCGAGGCATATCCAGCCACTTGCGCGTAGCTGGCCGCTGCCAAGGCAAGCTCGCCCGTGAAGTGCAGGTCATCGTGCGACACCGTGTAGCCCTCGACGGATACCTGCCGCTCGCGCTCCTGCAAGACCTCCTTGATGATGGAGTCACGGAGATCGTCGCTCATGTGCGGGGCTCCTCGTCGGGGTAGAACGCCGTGATCTGGCGCTCGGCGGCGTCGGCGACAGCACGAAGCACACTCGCCGCCTTCTCGATCTGGCCTTGGGCGTCTCGGAGGTCAATGCCCCTGCGGTACTGTTCGCCGATGTCGAACGTTAGCCCGACTCTGATGGGCGGTGTCGATGCGCTGGAAGCCCAGCGGAGACCGATCACGTTCGCCACTTCGTCCTGCGTCATGGAAACGAGAAATTGATTCGCGCCCAACGTGCCGATGATCTTCATGTCACGCCTCCGTGGGGCGGTAGAAGTAGAGCAGGACGCGCCGCGCCTTCGCCGCCTTGTGGAAGCTGCGCCTCGTCTCGCCAAGCGTCGCGAAGTGGGCCTTGAAGTCGGGGTGCTTCGTGAGCGCTCCCCATGCGTTCGGGTGGTGCGGCTCCGGCCCCTTCAGGACGGCCCGGTAGTACGCCGCGAACTCCTCCAGAGCGAACTTGGGGTTGTCCTTCGGGCGGATCGTGCAGGCCCAGCGCAGAAGCTCGCGGACGCGGGCCTCGTGCCACTTGGGATCGCGGCTGGTGATCTTCGCGATGCCTGCGTCGCGGGCCTCGACGCCGACGGCGGGGTCGGGCATGGAGATGTCGGGGAACTTGCTGGTGTCTTGCGTCATGGAATCACTCCTTGTGGTATGTTTCACATTAACACGAAAACTGCTGGAGAATCAGATGCCTTCATGCTCAAAGTGCGGCGTGGAACACTTCAGATTCCGCAGGGCTACCCATCGTGGCGGGTACGCGAGCTACTGCCTCAAGTGCCACGCCGCATACATGAGGGTCACAAGACCGGCCCACGGAGACCTCCCTCCAGAGGCGAGGGCGAAGGCGACGGCTCGGGCCTACGCCAAGGTCTACCTGAAGCGCGGGAAGCTCCAGAGGAAGCCTTGTGCGGCCTGCGGATCGCCCCGGAGCCAGATGCACCACAAGGACTACTCCAAGCCGCTTGAAGTAACGTGGCTTTGCCGTGCGTGTCATCTCGCGCTTCACAGGGCAGGCTAGGGCTCCACCACGTTGATCCTGTCCGCCTCCTTCGCGGCGGGCGCGATTCGGTGCGCCGCCCGCTTGGCGTTCCCCTTGCTCGCGTAGCCCTCGCTCTGGCACATGATCTCGCCGTTGCGCCCGCGCAGCCGCCAGTACCACCATCCGCCGTTGCCCTTGAAAACCTCGAAGTACGCCGTTCGCATTGCCATGCTCGCCTCCTAGAAGGGGATGTCGTCCTCGAAGTCGTCGAATTTCCCTCCCCCCGCGCCCTTCGAGGCGTCGGCCGGGGGTCTGCGGGTCGAATCGGAATGGGGCTGGGGCTTGCCGGAAGGGGGCTGGGAGGCGTTTTCCCGGGATGGCTGGGCATCCCCCGCTTTCTGGTGCAGGAAATCGATCCTAGAGGCCCTGACGTAGAGCCTGCGGCGCTTCTTCCCGGTCGTGGCGTCCTCCCACTCCGACTGGTCGAGCGCCCCGGTAACGCCGATGCGGTCTCCCTTGCGGCAGTGCTGGTCCGTGGACGCCGCCAGCGGTCCCCACGCCTCCACGTCGATCCAGATGGTCTTTTCCCGCCGCGAACCCTCGATGAAGTAGACCTCGTTGATGGCGAGCGACAGCTTGACGACGGCGCTTTGCGCCGCCGTGTACCGAAGCTCCGGGTCCGCGCCTAGGTTGCCGATGAAGGTGATGACGTTCATTTTTCCTCCTTGCGATGTCGATGATCTAGGCGTCCGCTTCGGCTACCGAAGCCGCCGTCACAGGTCCATCTCCCACGGCACCCATTGGCGCGACGGCTTCCCGTCCTTGTTGATGAGGCGGAGCCTGATACGCAGCGTCATGGACTTGCTGCCGCCGAAGTAGGTGCGGACCTTGAGGATCGCTTCTTCGACGACGGCCAGCTTGCCGACGTAGGTATAGGCGTCCTTGGGAATCCTGACCTCCTTACCCACGGCGTAGCCAACCCTCTCTGCGACGGCCGGGGTCGTTGCGCGGACTGCCTCGTCCCAGTCAGCTTCAGCTTTCGCCATCGCCGCGAAAAGGCCCTCGAACATGGTGGCCTCGTCGGGCGTCAGGACCTTGGTCTCACGAAACAGGCGCATGGTCAGAGCCTCACGTCGATGCGGACGCCAGTGATCTCCGCCCGGGGCCTCTCGCCGAACGGGTAGAGCATCGTGGTGTCCACGGCAACGTCGCGCACGGTGACGCCTGTGTTCTGGAGGTTCGCGACCTCCTTGGCGATGACGTGCTGGATGTTCTTCTCCGCCTGCTCGCGCATGATTACGAGCCTCTGGATTTCATCGTATCCGGCCATCATGTTTCCTCTCTCTTTCTTGGGTCCGTGTAGCCGCAAACGCGGCATCGTTGCCCGGGTAGCAGGATGGTGGGGAACGCCTTGGGGCGCTTCACCTTGCACCCCGGGCAATCAACGCCGTGCAGCCGCCGTTCCTCGCGTCGCGCTTCGCGCACGTCGCGCCAGAAGTCCCCTTCCGTGTCACCGCTCATCGCGGTCTCCCTGTCGCTTCTTCGCCTCCGCGAGCGCCTTGTCGCGCCGCGCCCGCCATGACTCGTAGTGCTTCTGGAGGATGATGGGGCGGAACCCGACAGGGCTCGCGTTGGTGATGGCAGGCCCCATCCCGGCCTTCTCCAGTCGGTAAAACTGGGTGCGCGAGATGCCTTCCTTCTCGCAGAAGGCCGAGATGGTCATGCCGCCGTAGTTGTTGGCCGGTCGCGGGCTACGCGACACGCCTCTCGCCTTCCCCTCCGAACAGTTCGCCGTTCGTTTGCTGCGATTGGCTGGTGCCTTGGCTGGTGCCTTGGCCGGGGCCTTCGGCTTCACCGCCCGAAACGCCTTGTTTGCCTTCCTCATCGTCGCTGCCTTTCTCGGGGTTCACGCCCGCCTTCTCCTGCGCGGCCTTGATGAAGTCCGCCGATCCACAGCCGCGCAGTTCCTTGTGGATGGCTTCGTAGATGGCCTCGACGCGATCCAGAGTCATCGTCTCGATCTCGGTCATGGACTCCGTGCCCGCATGGACGCGGATCAGTTCGATGACGCGCTTCTTGCCCTCCCCGCTCTTGCCGAGTTCGATGTCGAACAGGGTCTTGAGCTTCTCGATGGCGATGTCGCGCTTCTCGTTCTCGTAGGTCCACGCGGGCTTCCCGCCGACGCCGGGGTGGAGGCTCGCGCTCGACTCCGTGCTGATCTTGCCCTGCTTGCCGCCGAGGTTCAGGCGCATGACGTGGGGGGCGATCATCTTCCACACGCGCACGATCTGCTCGTCGAGGGCCTCGTCGGGGTCCGGCTGGAAGGACCAGTGCTTGCCGTGGATGACGCTGAAGCGGTCCTTGAAAACGTGAATGTGGTTGATGATGGCCGGATCGTCGGTGTAGACGCCCTTGGCCTTCTCGCGCTTCACCGTCCCCTGCTCCGTTTCGAGGTAGAGCAGGAGGCTTGGCTCGTAGGCCGACTCGCTCTCGGACTTCATCTTCACGCCGACCTTGTTGAGTTGGCGCTTGCCTTCCGCGTCGGTCGTGTCCTCGAACTCGAAGCCAGCACGGCCGAGCATCGCGATGTGCATGGGCGCGTTGAGGAACGGGATCGTGTATTCCTGCGCCCACTTGGGCTTGAGGTAGCCCCAGTCGTCGATCTGGAGGAAGCGCCGCTTCTTCGCTTCCTTGTAGGAGTCGACGAACTCCGCCCAAAAGTGGGTGGCCGAGTCGATCATCAGGCCCAAGACCTGTCCGGGCAATTCCTTGAGGGCGGCGAACAGGTCCGCGCTGCTGCGCGTCTTGAGGACGAGAAGCGGGACGCCCTCCTGCTCGAAGCGCCACTTGATGTAGTCGCTGCCGCCTTCGCTGTCGAGGATGGCGACGGGAAGCTCGTGTCCCGGGATGTTGCGGACCTTCAGGTGCCGGTGCAGCGCCAGCATGGCGAGGGCTCCGGTCGTGGACTTGCCGGAACCGGCGTCGCCGAAAGCGCCGAGCTTGAGGAAGGCGCTTTCCACTGCGTAGGTGTTGCTCATGCGGTCGAGGATGCTCATGGGGCTTCTCCATTGGTGATGTTGCACAGGGACAGGTGCCAGCCTTGAGGAAGGCCGATACCGACGGGGCAGGAGCGGACGGAGACGTTGAGGTCACGCCGCTTCCATTCCTTGACGCGACCATCGCGACGGTAGACGCATTCGTAGTCGTACCGTGGGATGGACCCTTCGCGCCGCCATGCTGGCGTCACGATCAGGACTTGGTTTGCTACCGGGGGAGCGCAGGCGGTCCACAGCCTGTTATCGGCGAGCTTCTCCCTCAACAGGACGTTCTCGTCCCAAGCCGACATCAGGGAGTGGATCAGGAGGTAGGCGAACGCGAGCAGGATGCCCGCCGCCCAGTAATGGGTGGGGTTCTTCATGTCTCCGTCTCCAAATGGTAGGTGGCGATACTGTCGGGCGCTCCAGCCTAGGCCGAAGCGCCCTGCACTATCGTCTCACAGTGTTACACCGCGAGTCAACAGGTTACGGCAACTGGATCGACGCCGTGCAATCCGAGAGCCGGATCGTCGCGTCCTCCAGCGCCGCCTTGACCTTCTCCTTGAAGGCGTCGTCGCCCAGCCGATCTTCGATTGCTTCGTGAAGCTCGTCGTTGAAGTCGCCTTCGCGGAACATGGTGCGAAGCTGTTCTCGCGTGTCGTCCTCGTCGGGCAGGTCGAGGTTCTTGGCGACAAGCGCCGCGATGTCGGTGTGGCGGATGACGGAAGGCCAGTCCACGCCGGTCATCAGACGCGCCGAGAAAGAGTCCTCGTCGTCGAGGGCGTCGAGACGCCCTTCGAGGCCAGCCATCCTGTTGCGGATGGCGGAAATGGCTTCGTTGTTGCCGCCGTTGACGGTGCCCATGAGGCGGAGCCTCTCGTCGATGAGCTTCGGGGCCATCACCTGAAAGTGATCCGTCACCGTGCCCTCGATGGTGTCCACGATGGCCTCGATTGTCGTGCCTTGCTTGTCGACCTTTGCTTCGAGCGCCGTGAGGCGACCGATATGCGAGCCGATCCGCCCGTCGACGGCTTCGATGTTGATGCCCTGCTGCATCAGCCCCGCCGATAGGGTTTCCACGCGCCCAGCGATGATGTTGCTCGCACCACGGAAAGCTATGCCTTGAGCAAGGGCATCATCGATCTTCGCCGACAGGCCCGCCATCTCTTTCTGCACGATGGAGGACGTGAGGCTTTCCAGCGTTGGCCGGAGCATCGTCACGATGGCACCAGTGATGGCGCTCACGATTGCGGCCGTGTCGGGGGTCGCGGTGCTGGGTTGTTGAAACGTGTCGTTCATGGTTTGTCTCCAAAGGTGCCGACTGGAACCCAGTCGGGGTGCGGTAGCACCATCCCGCGCCCTCCGAGGAAGGCGCGGTGTGCTGCTGCCGCTATTCGCGGATGATTGCGGATGGCTCCGCTACGAACACGAGGAAGCGCTTGTCGATCCAGCGGGCCGGGGTGCCTATGGGCCACTGGCCGTAGATCATCTGATTCTCCGTCGAGCAGTGCCCGACAGCGACGCCCTGTCGCACCCTGCCTACGAGTGGCGCGTCGCGCCGGTTGCTCGTCATGCAGGCGATGTCGAAGTAGAGCTTGGTGCCGTCTTGTATCATGGGGACCGCCGTTTCTTTATCGCCGCGAGCATGGCCGCTACTCCTTGACGATGTTGTGCGGGTAGCAGGCTTTCGGGCGAAGGTCTCCGTCGAAAAGCACGAAGATGTAGCCCGTGAACTCGCCGATGCTTGTTATTGCGCCATGCTCGCAGTCGGGATGCCTGCGGTCGCCGTCCGCGTGATTCGGGACGTAGATCACTCGGTCGCCGGGGCTCATTTGCAGGCTTCCTCAAGAGCCTTGACGACGGCGGTGCGATCCACGCCGCGACAGCCGTTGCCGGAGTCGGTCCATCGCGAGGATGGGCGCAGGCGACGGAATTCCGCGTAGGTCTCGCCGTACTCGACGACGATGTGGTCGGGCATACCGCCGCGCCTCCACGCGCCGACGATTTGCTGGACTGACGGCCGACGAGCCTGATCCGTGTAGTTCAGTTCCATGTGTGTCTCCGTGGTGTGATGCCGGGACTGGCATCCTCCCGCGCCCTCTCGCGAAGGCGCGGTGAGATGCTGCGTCTACTTCGGGAGCATCGTCCCGTACTTCCTTTCCCACTCGCGGGTGCCGACGTTGGCGATGAACGTCGCGATGTCGCGCTGCGTCTTGACGATCAGCGTCTTGGAGCGCCAGTGCGGGCGCTTTGCCTCGATGGAGCGCTGGAGCGACGTGGCGACTTGCGCCGCCATGATGTCCTCCGCCCAGCAGTGGATCACGGGACGCTTCCCGTGGCGGTTCCTGATCGTGCGCCGAAGCGGGAACACGCTATCCCACCACTCGCCCTCGTTGGTCCCCTGCCAAGTGTCGAGCAGGTAGTAGTCGAAGCGCTCTTTGGTGGTTTCGAGGTAGTGGCCGATGTCGTCGTTGACGATCTCGTAGCCTCGCTGGCCGCACAACTCGATCACGTCCGCGTCGCGCTCGACGACGACGACGCGATCCGCTCGATGGCTCACGAGCTTCGCTGCCACGCCGAGCCCCAAGCCGCCGATAAGGACGTTCCCGATGGGCTGAACGGTGTGCAGCATCTCGCCGATCTGATTCAGTTCCTGTGGATGATCCGTCATCCACGTCCCATGCTCGTCGGAAACGAGTTCATGCACGAGCAGTGGCTGTGACAGGACGGCCTTGGTCGGGCGGATGCCGCGAAGGAGCGCCTCGCGCATCGCGACGATGTAGACATCGCCGCCGATGTAGCGGTGGCAAATCTGGACGTGGCCGACGCGCCTTTGCGGAAGCGCGATTGGTGATGGGTATAGTTGAGGCTTGTATGGTTTCATGGTGGTCTCCGTTGGTGATGATGCCGACGTGGCATCGCCCCGCCCCCTGTTGCCAAGGGGCGGGACGCTGCTACTTCGCTAGGCCGCTTCCGCGAGCTTGGTCCACTCGCTCTTGTCGAGGTCGAGGACCATGCCGCCGACGCGCTCCAGTTCCGTCGCACGGTCGTAGCTGGGAACGTCTTGCGACGCCCGCGTGACGGCGTTCAGGAGCCCGTAGCGCGACAAGTCGCCGCCTTCGATCAGGTGGCGAAGGACGCTGGTGCGCTCGTTCTCGTTGAGCGTGAAGCGCTTGGCCGTCAACTCCACGGCCTTCACGGGGTCGCCGACGATCTTGTCATCGAGCGAGGCGCGGAACGCCTCGACGATGCTGTCGAAGCCGGTATCCGTGAGCGCAGCGCGAACGGTGTCCTGCACCTTGAGGAGCAGGGCCTTGTCGTCCGCTTCCATCGTCTCGTCGCGGAAAACCTCGTAGGCGGTGTCACCCGCCTCGACGCCGCGACCGACGTGGTACTTGCGCTGCCCCATCGACGGAACGATCAGCCCGTTGAGGCACTGGAGCCGGTAGACCATCGGGACCACGGAGACGCTGCCGTCGCCGATCTCCGAATTGGAGATGACGAGGCCCGCCTGCACGGCGTCGCCGACCTTCACGTCACGGGTCACGCGCTCGTTCACCACCTTGAGGTACAGCTTGCGGTCGGTGACGGCGCAGGACTCGAACCGGAGGCCGGGGGCTTCCATGAGGACCGGAAGGACGGCTTCCGCGATCTGGTCGTTGTCGATGCGCCGGTAGCGGTTGGACAGGAAGGCGCGGGTCGTGCCGTCCAGCGTCCGCACCATGCGCTGCGCCGGGGCCTCGTTGAACCAGTGATTCAGGTTCACGCCGAGGAGCCCCGGAGCTTCGTCGATCATGCGGTCGATGTAGGCCATCGGAACCTTCGCCCACCCGCCCATCTGGACGAGCGCGTGACGGTTGATCCCGAACGTGCCGATGCCCTTGAGGGTGGCGTTGATGGAGGGCTTGTCGTGCCCCGCCATCGTCACCGCCGCCGAGACGCGGAGGTCCCGGGTGTCCGTCACGAAGTCGCGCTTCGCGTTGGACTGCCGCTCGATTTCGCGGGCGAGTTCGGAAAGGGTCATGCCTTGTTTCATGGTCAGTCTCCATTGGTGATTTACGTCCCTCGCGGGACGGCTGGACAGGATGCCCAGCCGACTAGCTCAACTCGTGAGCCAGTCGGGTAGACACCCGGAAAAAAAAGCGGGGGGCCGAAGCCCCCCGCCGAAGCCCCGTGGACTACCGGGGCACGGAGACAACCACTACGGTTGTCTTGCTACCCTTGCTCGCCGCGAGAGCGTTCCGCAGCCTTGGCGAGATCGCGCATCAGGGAAGCGATGACTTCGGGCTTCTCGCTGAAGGCGCTGTGGATGTTCTGCTGGAGTATCTTGAGCATGGTCTGCCCGAATGACGCCGCGATCTCGTGAGCCTCAAGGAGCGCGAGGTCGCGGTCGCCCTTGCCCTTGACGATGCAGATGATCGTGAGGTCTGCCGCGACATGGGTGGCATGGTGCCCGAAGGCTTCAGCCATCGATTGTTTTTTCGGTTCGGTGTTCATCTTGGTCTCCGTGGTAGTGATGCCGACGTGGCATCCCGATGCCCGCTCCTAGGAACGGGCAAGCGGATGCTACTTCGCGATACCGCCAGTGATCGCGTCGACGACGGCCACTTCGCCGACGCCAGCGCGATCTTCTAGGCAGTCGAGAACGAGGCGATGCACGGCCTTGTCGAGCGCCGGACATTCGCTACGGTCCTCGTCGTCGATGACGAGCTTGCAGTAGCGCTCCTGAATGGCGACAGCAGCGCGACCCGGGAGCCGCTCGACATCGTTGATGACGCGATGGAACTCGCAGCCTTCGCAATCGCCGCCATGATCGTAGATGTTCTCGACCATCGAGGATGCCTGCCGTTCGGTAATGAAGATGTTGACGGCGAAGGGGCCGACGGCCCCCTCGAACGGCACGACGCGGGCTGGCTCGCTCATGCGCTGGCTCTGCCAATGGTCGCATCGACGCCCTCCGCCGCTTCGCTCTGGAATGGAGCGTAGCGCGTGAGATCGTGGATAGCAGCCGCGTCAGCCGCGCACGGGGACGTGAACAGCGATCTCCTGTCAAGCTCCTTGTTGCAGGCCGACGTGAGGACTACGGCGTCGAACGACGAGAGCGGTTCCAGAGCGCTTTTGAGCGCCTTGAGCGTGAGCGTCGGGACTTCGTGAACGATAGTCGCGAACTGCCCGCCGCCGAAGCGCTCGTGGAGCGCGTTGAGGATGATGATTACTGGTTCGTCCATGTGTGTCTCCGTGGTGTGATGCCGGGACTGGCATCCTCCCGCGCCCTCTTGCGAAGGCGCGGTGAGATGCTGCGTCAGGTCAGTGGCGCTTGCCCCCCTTCACCTTGCCGATTGGCAAGTCAGGTTGCGGGAGCAGGAGCGATGCCTGCGCGACTTCTTCGGGTGACAGCTTGATGGTGCCGGTGCCGCCGTCGGAAGTTGCGAGGATGATCGTCTGCCAGCCGATGTTGTCAGTCACGACCTGCTCCACGACGACGCCTTCCGCCATGAAGCCGACCGAATCGGGGGAAACGAAACTTATTTTCATGCAGTGGTCTCCAGTGGTGAGCGCGGTGCCGCCGCGCCGGGGTGAGCGAAAGCGCACCATGCTGCACCCGCCTAAGCGGGCGCAGTGTTGCTACGCTTTCTCGGTTTCGAGATCGTGCTGGGATGGCAGCGAGAAGTCGCCGCGCTCCATCCGCGCCAGAAGGCGCTCGTGGTCGAGGCGAAGGTCCCCGTACAGGGACAGCTTGTGCTTCCTCACGCACTCGACAGCTTCGCGCCGCCAGCGGGGGCGCATGGGCTCGACGATGGCGAGGAATTCCACCTTGTAGTCCGCTTCGTCCGCGACGGGCTTCGGTTCGACGCCGATGCCGCTGTCGCGCTCCAGAAGGTAGCGCGACATCTCCGCGTCGTAGCGACGGACTTCCACGTCCCTTCTGGTGGACATCTCGCCGAGGGCTACCATGTTGCGGGCGGTGTCCTCGTCGCAGCGGAAGTGGCGCATCAGCGACTCGACGCGATCCTGAATCGTCGCCGGGGTCTTGTAGGAGGAGTCCATCGGAAGCCAGCTACCGCCGAACCACTGCCCGCCACGGGCGAAGTACCACCCGTTCTCCTCACCGTGCATCGGAGCGCCGTTCCAGCCGCTCAAGTGCAGAGCCGCGAGGTCAGCGAACTCCGGGCGGTGCGCGAGGATGGTGTCGTGCGCCGCGCCGCCGCCGATGTCCTCCTTGCCGTCGTAGATGTCGCACGTCAGGGAGAAGTACGGCTGGCTGTTGCCGCGAAGGTGATGCAGACCGCCCTTCACGACGCAGCGCAGGCCACGGCCGAGTTCGGTGTAGCTGAAGGTTGCGAGTATGGGTTCTTTCATGGTCAGTCTCCGTTGGTGATGATGGGGAATTCCCATCCCGCTGCACCGCCGAAGCGATGCAGGACGGATGGAAACTACTCGCTGAAAAGCCCTTCAGCGAGGTCAGCGCAACGGTCGCACTGGTAGCCGCGAGCCTTGTCCTTCGGGGTGAGCCTGTTGGGCTCACCGCACGTCGGGCACGGGAGGTTGCGCGGGTTGTTCTTCGTGGCCGCACGGAGCGCGGAGCGCCCGCCCGGATCAGCGAAGCCAACGCCGTCGATCAGGTAGCCGCCCTCGTCGTAGTCGATCATGGCGCTCTCCATCTAGTTGACGTGCTTGAGCAGGTCGATGCCGAACTCGCGCCGGAAAGCCTCGTGAGCCAGCGCGGTCTCGTCGAGCGAGAGGGTCGCGCAGTGGATCAGGTTCACGAAGTTGCGCCGCAGGTCCTCGACGCTGCCGATGAACTCGTTGAAGCCGAGGTCGTCGTGGCGACGGGCCAGTACCATGCCGTCCACCGTCACGGTGGCCTCGATGAGATGCGGGGTGGTGAACTGCTCGCCGACCATCAGGCCGACGAGCGCCGCCATCTTCGCGCTCATGTTGGGGAACCGCGACGGATGGAGCTTGGCCGCGAGCGTTGCGTTGGTGGTGGTCGTTTTCATGGTATGTCTCCTAGGTGCCGACTGGAACCCAGTCGGGGTGCGGTAGCACCATCCCGCGCCCTCCTAGGAAGGCGCGGTGTGCTGCTGCCGCAGTTGCTTATGTCTTGTGCATGACGAAATCGCTGTTCCCGTCGAGCGTGTCGCGCATTGGCATCAGCCGCATCGAGACGCGACCTTCGAGAGCGATCAGGCGCATGGCATTTTCGCCGTTGGGCTCGATGAACACGCCCTTGATGGCGGTCGAGCCGTAGAACTGCTCGATGGCCGCGATGCAGCGCTTGACCTTCGCTGCATCGAACGCCGTCGGTGCGATAGCCGGTTTGGCCGTCATCACGCGCCACACGTCAGGGAATTTGCCTTCGATCAGATTGATCGGGACGACGATCCCGCCGACAGCGAACCCGATGTTGCCGCCGTCGCTTTCGCCGATGATGCTGATCTCGGAGCCCTTGCCCTTGGCGAGCGTGAGCGCGACCGTGACAGCGCCAGCCGGTATCACGAACTTGTTGCCCTCGATGATCTCGTTGATCGCGCCGGTTGGCGGGACTTCGACCTCCAAGCCGCCGAACCGCTTGGAGAGGAAGCTGTCGATCAACTCGTAGGCGGTTGCCTGATGCCCGTCAGTGGCGACCAGCGACAGCCGCTTGTTGATGGGGCATAGGCAGATGCCGTTGAGGTAGTACCTGACATCGTTGCTCGCCATGCAGGCCGCGAGCGCCTTGATGACGTGCGATGGTACGGTGATTTTCATGGTGGTCTCCAGTGGTGCCGATGGAAAGTCCATCAGGATGCAGTGAGCATCATCCCGCCCGCTCGCGAGAGTGGGCGGTGTGTTGCCGACTGCTACTCGATCCTCACATACCCGTTGCGGTCCTCGTCGAGCTTGCGCCAGCGGGAGACGATCCTCGCGTCATCGCCGAACATCACGAGGTCGGGCGCGTCGTTGTGGACTTCGTTGCTGTCCTCGGTGAAGGCGTTGGCGCAGAGCGCTGCGATCCCTGCGCTGCTTTGCTTTGCGATGTCGTTGTAATAGCGCCCCGTGGCGAACGCCTCCGCGTGAGCGGTGCTGCCGACGGGCAGGAGGTTGGCGCGAACTTGCACGTTCTCCCAGTAACCGGACACGCGAGAAAACGCCTCGTAGGCCGCGACTTCAGCCGGGAACCCGAGGGACAGGCGGGCGGAGTTGCGATGGTCCGCCGAGGCGATGGCTCGCCACAGGTGGCTGAAGAAGCTGCCGTGAAGTCCGAACTGCCACTGGACGAGGGCGACTTCAGCCGCAGTGAGGTAGGTTTCTGCGAAATTCATGGTGGTCTCCGTTGGTGGTGATGGCAAATCGCCATCCCGCCGCCCCCTCTGGCGAAGGGGCGGAACGGATGGTGACTACGATGGCTCGTTGCGAGCCATGCGGTTGCAGTTCCACAACTCGATGCCGATGATCGCGTGGCGGTCCCAGTCGATCTTGTCGACAGGTTCCTTCGCGATGATGGTGCAGGACCGCGCCGACTTGTCGTAGATGGCGCAGCCCCAGCGCGTCGAGAGCTTGCCGGAGCCGAAGGCCGACGGCGCGATCTCGGGGAAGCGCTTGCTGCACTCTCGGTCAACATCAGCCGCCGCCATGTAGCGTGTCGTGACGGAACCGAGGTTGTATTCCTTCGGTTCCACCGTGACCGTATCGGTTGTGGTGGCGCAGCCGACGAGCAAGAGGGCTACGACAAGAGAGATGGTTTTCATGGTGGTCTCCGTTGGTGATGGTGCCGAATCGACACCTTGCTGCGCCCCCTCGCGGGGGCGCAGCGTAGCTGCCGACTACTTGGGGATCGTCGTGTTGACCGCGACCTTCTGGCCCATAAAGTCGATGTGGATGATGTTGCAGTCGTGCCGCGCACACCAAACTTGAACGCCGAGCCTCGTGAAGCCGACGCTCACCCGCGCCCAGTCGCGGGGCGATACGTCGGAGGGCCGTTCGTTGAGGCATTTCGCGCAGTGGAAGTAGCTTGTGATTTCTTCCGTGTTCGGGATTGGCCGATCTTTTTCGGATTGGTCGATGGCGACTTTTTTCATGGTGGTCTCCGTTGGTGATGATGCCGACGTGGCATCCCGCTGCCCCCGCTCGCGCAGGGGCAGGACGGATGCTACTTCACTACCTTCAGCTTCGCGCCGCGCTTCGGTTTCGCCGCCTCGCGCTCGTGGAGGAGGTCCCGAGCGTGTTGCAGCGAGTAGACGCGGGTGATCTCGGTCCCAGCCGGAGCGAACGGCTGACCGAAGTCGTTGACGTAGGCTTCCGGGTGCGTGTAGAACGCGAGCGCCTTCACCTTGCCGCCCTTGCCTTCTTCGAGCCACGAAGGCTTCGCGCCAGCCGACTTCAGCGCGTCCGCAAGCGTATCGCCATGAGCGTAGCGCTGCTCGCTGGTTATCACGAAGAAGTCGCGAAGCGCCGGGTCGATGGGATCGATGTTCCCGGTCGAGATGCGGACTTGCGCGAGCAGACCTTCGCTGGCCTCGCCGATGAAGTTGTAGGAACGGTGGTAGCCGTGGCTGTCGCTGTCGACGGGAGGCGGGGCGGTGCGCTCGTTGCCATCGTCGTCGAACAGGTGGTAGCCGAACACCTTGGTCCCGATGTTCCCCTTCTTCGCGCCGAAGCCTCCGGTGACAACGAAGCATTGCTGCCTCGCCGACTGGAAGCGCTCGTGCATGGTTTTGGCGTCGAGGACCATCACTTTCCCTTCCATGTCGTCGGGGACCGGCAGGAGCGCCGGATGGTCCTTGCTGATGGTGTCTTTTCTGTTCATGGTGGTCTCCGTTGGTGGTGATGGCAAAGCGCCATCCCGCCGCCCCCTCTGGCGAAGGGGCGGAACGGATGGGGCCTGTTACAGCCGTTGCGGTAGCAGGATCGAGTCGAGTTCGACGATCACTTCGTTGCCGACGCATCGTTCACGCTCCGCAGCCTCTCGTGTCGAGAAGGTGCGGGCGTCCTGAAGCGCACGGCAGTACGATGACGACGAGCCGGGTCGAGCGACGTAGGCTCCGTCGGTGGTGCGACGCAGGACGTACATCACCGCGCCTTCGATTTCGATTCCGCGAAGCCATTGAAGGCTTCGGAGCCGGGATAGAACTCCGTGCCGTCGCCGTTGGCGAAGTACCCGGGCTTGCTGCCCGCTGGGCACAGCCGCTTGTACGGGTCGTCGTCGATCATCAGCGCGAATGGCGCGAACTCGAACCCTTCCTTGCCGTCGAGGCGATCCGACGCAGTGACGAGCGCCGCTTTCACGAGGCCGTCGCTCTTGTCGTACACCTGCATCAGCGCGACGCGCCCATCCTTCGCCGCCCTGACGAGCGTGTCGAGATTGGGGGCGAGGGCCGCGCAGATCGTCTTGCTGCTCTTTGGTTTCATGGTGGTCTCCGTTGGTGCTGCCCCGGTAGCCGAGGCAGGGTGCGTAGCACCTGACTGCGCCCTCCGAGGAAGGCGCAGGGTAGCTGCTACGAGTAGACGTTGTGCCGACAGCCGATTTGTCCGCACGAGTGGCAGAAGGCGTCCTCGTCGAGAGGGATGATGTCGTCCTGATCGACGATGATCCGCCTGTCGTCGCCGACCATCGTGACGACGACGTTCCCGGTCCTGCTCTCGTAGCCCGACCATTCGGTATCCTCGTCGGGTTCCGTATGCCAGCCGCGAACGTAGAACGCGATCCCGGGATAGCCGTTCACTTGATAGTGCGTCGCCGGGAATGCCGCGTCATCGGTTTCGTAATTTGGTCTTTTCATGGTGGTCTCCGTAGGTTCCGGTATCCGCCGGATCGGGGTAACTGGAATCAGCACCAGCGATGCCCCTCTCGCGAAGGGCATCTAGTTGCCGACTACTTCGAGGCGCGTTTCATGGCGCGGGCCATGCATGGTGGGTGTGCGTAGGCGATGACAGCGTACTGCCCGTCGGGCCGACGAGGAATCTCGTAGCCCGCATTTTCTAGCGCACGGGTGAACCCAGCGCCGCCCTGTTTTCCGCACACCCAGCAGCACCGCCCTACGCCTAGCGGTTTGTGCTGTTTCATGGTGGTCTCCGTTGGTGCTGCCCCGGTAGCCGAGGCAGGGTGCGTAGCACCTGACTGCGCCCTCCGAGGAAGGCGCAGGGTAGCTGCTACGAG